ATGAATTTAAAAAAGTGGTTGAAAAATTCAAAGTTGAAACTCGACATGATCATTACGTTTTAACAATTGATCATGCTATTTTTAGCTATCACAATTGTATGTGCTGTCGTAGACATCAGGACGGGGAACGGTGGAAAATAAAAGGGGTTAATTTGAAAAACAGAACAAATGCATATTATTGGGTCTGTCCTGATTGTATGTCAGAAATTATGTATGGCCAGGTGGATAACTTTTTGGAAAACTAATACGAACTAGCCTGCTCAAATTAATTTTAAAGGATTGTCTACCCGTAAAAAATCGTGTAGACTTTCCCTTAGCATTAATAAAAATGGAGTACAAAAATGAAAACAAAACAAGCAGTCGTTCTTGACAGTTTTAATCAGCCTTGGGCACTAGCAGAAGTGCCTGAAGACATGCGCGGTGGCGAGCAATCAATGGGGGATGATAGTAGAAGATTAACTACTAGGAGGGATTAAAGGGGGCGGGAATATTATGAAAAACACAAAAATTGTAAATTTTGGTAAAAATTTGAAGTTTAAGGCTCTGTATCAAGCGGACGTACCGGAGGGTTCATCACAAATACAGTGGCTGGTTGTTTTCGAGGACGAGGGACGGTATTTTTTAGATGTTTGGCCGTGGGAACAAATCGTTGTCAATGAAAATGGTGGAAAAATAAGTGGTTGGGGCTCGCTGGACACTGACCACGCCGTAGAAATAAGGCCAAGAGCCTCTTCGTGGGCTTGGTACACAACACCTGAAACTCTACAAGAAATTAAAAAGTTTACAGAAAAATAGACTAAATACATTAAGTGTTTTAAGGGAGACTTCGTGTCTCCCTAAGAGCAAATCCAACAACTTCAAAAAGACTGTGATGACATTCAATGACCTGTGAACCTTCCTCAAACCAAGAAACCCAAGCTCAATCGAAGCCTGTTTTGAAATGGGCGGGTGGGAAATCTCAACTTCTTGACGTTCTCCTTCCTCTTATCCCTGAATCGTTCGGGAAATACATTGAGCCCTTCATCGGTGGTGGGGCCTTGTTTTTTGCGACCAACCCAACCAGTGCGGTAATTGCGGACTCCAATCCAGAACTGGTCAATCTCTACCAGGTGATTGCCAGTGATGTTGAATTACTTATCCGCGCTCTGAAATCATTCCGGAACGACAAGGATTATTTTTACAAAATCCGGATGCAGGATTGGTTAAAGTTGCCCCGAATCCAAGCCGCCGCGAGAACGATTTTTCTGAACCGTACTTGTTTCAATGGCCTATACCGGGTAAATCGAAAAGGGCAGTTCAACGTTTCTTTTGGGAACTACGCCAATCCAACAATCTGCGACGAAAAAAACCTGCGACTAGCCTCTCAAGCACTTCAAGGTAAAACCATTGTCTGCGGGGACTACAAAGATGTGCTCCGGACTCATGCGAGTGCTGGCGACTTCATATTTTTAGACCCGCCATATCTGCCAGTTTCGGAATACAGCGATTTCAAGAGATATACTAAAGAACAATTTTATGAAGAAGATCAAAGGGATTTGGCGGAGGAAGTAGGGAGACTCTGCGACTTGGGTTGTCATGTCGTTTTGACGAATTCAAACCATCCGTTGGTACATGAGCTTTATGGTAAATATCAGGTCGATATTTATCAAACCAAGCGAAATATCAGTAGCAAGGCAAAGAGTCGCAAGGGTGAAGATGTTGTCGTTACCGTCAAGCCCCGCAGGAACATCTATCTTAGGGAAGTCCCGGAGGTCATCTCTGGACAAGCAGAAAAATTCCCAGCAACCCGATAACGAACGCTTACACCGAAAGCTTAAACAGTCTAATACGGGTCATGAACAGACTTGGTCGAGGCTATAGTTTTGATGCGTTGCGGGCCAAAATTTTATTTACTGAAGGCATCCAAAAGGTCAAGCGGCCCAACTACCGCAGACAGCCCCTGCCAGCCGCTGCTTTCGGGCGTAGTGTCGCCGTTCCTTTGCCGGAGCCAATCAATTACGGGGCCGACATATCAACTATCGCCCAGTTACTTGGGGGAGAGGATTTCTAAGCAAAATCAATCACAGAATCCGGATACCCATTATTTTTTGTGTCTCAATCCGTCTCAATCCGTCTCATGCGTGGTAGCCCAAAAAATCCATAGAATCTAACCTGTACGCATTATGAGCGTATGGACTATCACAGAGTTGGATCAGCAGATCGCGGCGGCCAAGGACGCCATTAAAAAGGCGGTCGGCATCCAGAGTTATGAGACCTCATCCGGCGCATCCGGGCTTAAGGTCTCCCGCAACAAGGTGCGGGACTTGGAGAGGCATCTGGACTATCTGGAGGCTGAAAAGGCCCGCCTCTCCGGTGGGCAGGGCTTTCAGGTCCTGGCCGGGAGGCCGGTCCGATGATTGCCCCCACCTTCATAGACCGCCTCATATCCCGCATCAGCCCAAGGGCCGGATACAACCGCATGCGCTATCGCGCCCTGAATTCGGCTGTATTCGGCTCTCCCGTCTCCAGAAAAGGCGCGGCCACAGGCGGCAGCAGCACAGTGGGCAACTGGCTGGTGCGCAGGCTGTCGCGCATTGAAGAGGCCCGGGAGCGGGAAACCCTGACCGATCGGGCCGAGGATTTACTGGCCAACGAACCCCTGGCCGCCACTGCATCGGAGACCATGGGAGTCAACATCGTGGGTTCGGGCCTGATACCCCAGGCCGAGCTGGACGCCGAAGCCCTGGGCATCAGCGAGGACGCAGCCGACAAGGTGGGGGAGCAGATGGACCAGGCCTTTGAGCTTTGGTCCCAGAACGCAGGGCTGGTGCCGGGCATGAGCTTTGCCGATCACCAGTTCCACACCATTTTGCAAATGATGGGCGCGGGTGAGTTTGTCAGCTTGGGGCGCATGCTGAAAAAGCCGGGGCCGGAGCGGCATTTTAGTTTTTGTTTGCAGCCGGTGGCCCCCTTGCGCTTAAAAACCCCGCCGGGCCTGGAGAATGACTTTAACCTGCACGACGGGGTGGAGCTTGATTCGGACGGATCTCCTAGGGCTTATCACCTGGCTGAACCGGCTGACTGGCGCAAGGGGCTGCGCGGCCTTAGTGCGTCGGACTTCAAGCGCCTGCCCAGGGTCAAGGGCCACCGCATCCAGGTTTTACATGGATTCCGCATGACCCAGACCGACCAGTACCGGGGCGTGTCTCCCTTGGCTGCGGGCATGAAGGGGTTCCGGGATCTGTCCGATTATCTGGACCACGAGCTGGTGGCGGCCATGGTGGCTAGCACCATAACCATTCTTTTGGAAACCCAAACGCCCACGCCCGGAAAGAACGGCCCGGTCTTGAATCTCCCTCAAGGTGACGCAGGCCCCAGGGTGCAGGATCTGGTCCCCGGCTCAGTCTGGACCGCTCCCAACGGCTGGAAACCCACGGTGCCGGAGATCAAGCGGCCCAACGCCAATTTCCCCACCTTTTTGAACACCTGGGTGACCATTCTCTCCAGCATGCTGGGCATGCCCAGGGAGATCGTTTTCAAGGACTTCACGGACACCACCTTCAGTTCGGCCCGTGCCGCCCTAAACGAGGCCTGGCGCACTTTTCTTATGTGGCGGTCGTGGCTGGTGAATCACTACTGCGCGCCGATCTGGCTTTTGGTGCAGGAAGAAGCCTACCTGCGAGGCATGATCGATCTGCCCAAAGGCGCGCCCGGATTCTACAAGGCCATGCATCTTTGGTGCGCGGCGGACTGGCAGGGCCCCGGCCGGGGAACCATAGACCCGGAGAAAGAACAGGCCGGATATGAAAAGGCCCTGGAAAACTTCAACACCACCTACACGGACAACGCCCGGGAGCAGGGCCGCCGGTTCAAGCGGTTGATCAAACGCCGCAAAAAAGAGGCCGCACTTTTGGGCGAGCTGGCCACATCTCCGGACAGCCCAATAGAACAGGAGGCGGCCTGATGACTCACCCCATGACCATTCCCATACCTCGTTTGGCCGAGCTGGCTGCCCAGCCCTGGTTTTTGCGGGCTGAAACAATCGACGCCTGGCAGCGCATCATGAGCGCCAAGGTGGAGGGCGGCAAGGTTGAGGTCACAGATTACGTGGCCTCGGTGTCGAGCCGGAACGAAGACAGGGAGTGGGAGCAGGACGGCAGCCTGGCCATTATACCGGTGACCGGCTCCCTGCAGAAGCGCTCCCGTTTTTTCAACTCCGGAATGTCCTATGCCAAGCTGCGGGCCATGGTGAATGAGGCCCTGGAGGACCCAGGGATTGAAGCCGTTCTTTTGGACATAGATTCCCCCGGAGGAACTGCGGACGGCCTTACCGGGCTGAGTGATTTTCTGGCGGAGGCCGCCCGGCAAAAACCTCTTTACGCCTTTGCAGACGGCCAGGCCTGCAGCGCGGCCTATTGGATAGCCTGCCTGGCCAAGGAGATCGCGGCCCCGCCCGAGGGATACCTGGGGTCAATAGGGGTGCGCACCCTGCATATTGATTATTCGGAAAACGCCCGTCAGCGCGGAGTGCGGGTCACGCATCTTGCCATGGGCGAATTCAAGACCGCCGGCAATTCCAATGAGCCGTTAAGCGAACCGGCCCGGGCCTACATCATGGGCCACCTCGAAGGGCTCTACAATCTTTTTGTTGATGCGGTTGCCCTTAATCGCGGCCTGGATCCCCAGACAGTTCGAGACACCCAGGCCAGGGTCTACCTGGCCTCGGAAGCAGAGCAACTCGGCCTCATCGATCTGGTGATGAGCCGTGAACAGTTCATAAATCATATCAAGGAGAATTTGAGCATGGATCTTAAGGAGCTGCAGGAAAAACACCCGGCTCTGGTGGCTCAGATCCAGAGTGAAGCCCAGGCGGGCCTGATCTCAAAGGATGAAGCCAAAAAGGAGCAGGCCCAGGCGGTAAGCGCCGAAGGTGAACGTTGTGTCGCCCTGGTGGGCGCGATCATGGGCGAAGAGCTGGGGGAGAAGCTTAAAGGGGTTATGGATTCAGGCGCCACCGCAGAGCAGGCCAAGGCCCTGGCCGGTCTTTTGGCCAAGCCCACGGACAAGGATGCTCCTGAAAACGAAGAAAAGGAGCTGATGCAAGACCTGCTCAGCGCCTATCAAGAGGGAGATCAAGGCTTGTCTCCAGCGCCCAAGAACACCTCCCAACAGGAGGCAAAGGCCCAGGGCAAGGAGTTTCCCACCTTGGTTTCGGAGTACAAGGCCGAGCACGGCTGCAACCTGGCCCAGGCCCAGCAGGCGGTGGCCAAGGCCCACCCCGAGGCCCATAAGGCCTATATCAAATCTTTCAACAAGGAGGCATAAGCCATGCCCCAATACGAAACCGGGAAGATCACCCGCCCTGTGGGCGCGGCGGCAGTGGAGCCCTTTCGGCTGGTCAAGACTCCCACGGCGGTTGCCCATAACACTGTTACATCCACGGATGATCCCATAGGGGCCAGTCAGACCTATGGGGCGGCGAACGGCAAGGTGATGGTGCGTCTGCTTTCGGATCCGGGCACCTTCATGTTGGAAGCTGCCGGAGCGGCCGCAGCCGGGGCCAAGGCCTTTGCCGCAGACGACGGCAAGGTGCAGGCCTTGCCGACCGCTGCCGGAACCTACCGCCAGATCGGCTATTTCCTGGATGCCCCCACGGCAGACGGCGACGTGGTGGAGGTGCTGCCTTATGACTTTGACCACACCGAAACGGTGACCTAATAGGAGTGATGAATTATGCCTAGACACGCAAGCGGAGCATCCACCATCCGTCCCGACCTGGGCGCTCTGGCCTGGGAATACACCGTGGAGGCGGGCCAGCGCAACTTTGTGGCCCCGGTGATTTTTCCATTTTTCCCCACCGGTATACAGAGCGGCCGTTTCCCTTATATCCCGGCTGAATCGCTGCTCCGTATCGCAAAGACTCAGCGGGCTGCTCGGGCGGGCTACACACGCATAGACTGGGCCTTTGACGAAAAGGATTTTGCCACCGTGCGCCACGGCTTGGAATCTCCCATTGATGATTCCGAACGGAACCTTTATCA